ATCTTTGTAGCTATCTCTTTCATCATAAAGTTTAACTTCATTTAAAACTAACATGAATTCACCATTACCAGTTAAATTAACTTCGTTGTTAGCATAATCATATTTCATGAATTGTCCATTTTCAAGGATGTTCATAGAGCTTTTTAATGGTAATTGAGCATAGATTTGTCTATTACCTTGAGCTGATAAATGATTAGGTTCAACTTGTCCAAAACCAGTTCTTTTAATAGTAGCCATATTCTATATCCTCCTTATTAAAATTATTCTTTACTATCTCTAGTATTTTTTAATGCCTTTAACCATTCAGGCACAATAGCAGATTCTTCGTTATTTAAACTATAAGTTGTAATAACTTCTTCCTCTACTGTATTTTCATTTTTATCTTTATCCTCTAAATCAAAATTAACCTTTTTTCTAACACAAATTACAGATAATTTTGCTTCGATATCATCTAAAGAATATTTTGATTTATTTTCAATAACGTCTTTTTTATCTTCATCAGATAACATATAGAAACTATTGATTAAAGCGTCTTTCTTTTCGTTATCTACAGCTTCTTTAAATGTTACTAACTCTTGATATTTTGCTTCCATTTCTGCATAACTAGCTTTTAAAGTTTTTAGCTCTTGTTCTACTAAAGAATAATCTTTTTCATCTTCTTTTTTTTCTTCGCTATCGTCTTCTTTATCTGTGTCTTCAGCGCTTTCATCTTTTTTATCTTCTTCAGATTCTTCTTTTTCGTTGTCTTTAGCAGCAGTATATTCTTCTTCTTGACTAGGTTGAGTAGCATCAATGGAATCATCAGCATTTTCTGTTGAAATAGTGTCTTCTACAGTTGTAGCTATTTCTTCAACATTTTCAGTTTCAGGAGCTTCTGTAGCAGTTACTTCTTCTTCAATAGCAGTAGCAACTTCAGTTTCAACATTCTTATCTTCTAGTTCCATTTTGTATCCTCCTTTTAACGCATGTTTTAGATCTTGCATCATAGTAAACAATGTCTTTTTAAAATCTTCATCCATTTTAGTAAAGTTTTTACTTACTTCTTGTGCGGTAATGCTTGAGCCTTCGAAGCAAGGTTCAACATCTTCACCTAAAATGCAAAGTTTTGAAAAAATCGCATCATTTATTATGAAAAAATCCATACCTGTATTATTGTTTGTTGACCAGTGTCCATCTAAAGTTTCTTCATCTAGTTCCATAGATTGAGGTCTTCCCTCATCTATAGCTAATTTAGCTTCTTCATATTGACCTGTTCAAAGATACCCAGTTGTCATAAGATACTCTCTAGTAATCTTATTTCCAAAATCATCAGTATCTTCAAATTTTTGAAACCATACTTTGGCATCAGGAGCAACGAAACCATAAGGTTTAGTTAAACACTCAAACTTAACGCCTTCATCATCAAAGACAATCTTTTCGCCGTGGTCTCTAAAATCTTCTTTTTCATCTTTATAATATCCAACAATAGGTGCTCCACGTAGAGTTTTTGCCATTTCTGTCGCAACATCTTTAGTAATATAACTGTGGTTTCTATTTTCACCTAGATATAAAACTTTTATTTCACAGCTGCTCATTAGTGGGTTAATCTCTAAAGGTTGTAGATTAATAAACTCTGGAGAGTCTATAGTTGCTATTGATTGGTGCATCATAACTATCTATTCCTTTCTTCTTATTCCACTTATTTATATATAAATAAAGTGTTTAATATTTTTTCTTTTTTTGCCCTGATTTTTATTAAGATTGACTTTCTTGATTTTGAATAGTCTTTTCAGATTTTTCATCGTCAGGTTTTTCAGGTCTTCCACCATTACTATCAGAGCTGTTATTTCCGCCATTAGTTTTATTATCTTTATTTTGTTGATTTACTCTATTTAATACATCACTATTCATTGTACTAGACATCATAGGAGGTATAAATACATTAACTAAATCTAATAACTCATTTTCAAAATATGCGTTTGCAAGTATAGTGCTTTGAGCTTGACCCATTGCAATTTGAGGTAGCATTTTACTGAAACCAACTTGCATTTGTTCTTTATATAATTTAGACATCTCTTGATAATTATAAATTGTTGTTGTAAGAATTTGAGCTCTATAATAATACTTTTTAGGTTTTTTATTATATTTTTCAATAACATCATTTATAAAACCTTCAAATTGTAAAATTAAATTATATAAAGAAGCTTCATCATTACGAATTGATTTTTCAAGAGCTAAATTTCCACTAGTATTAAATTGCATTTGAGAAATACCAGCTTCATTATAAACTCCACGCTCAACTCTTTCCAAATCATCTGTTGCAGTAGTACTGCGGTTACCACTCATATCCGCAACTTCAACATCTGCAAACGTTGTTAATACATCAATACCAATAGCTTTCTTAAGCATAGCTACTGCATTATTGTGTAATTGTTGAGCTTCATCTACATCAAATACTAAATCTCCATTATTATCTACAGGCATCTTTTGAATAATTATTTTTAATAATTCTTGAGCCATTTTCTTTTTATCTAAATCTTTTGCTTCATCTAAATCAATTAATGCAGGAATAACAGACATAAACATTGGTGCATCATCACCATTTATATTAAATTTAATTGTAGAATTAACATCTAATAAATACCATCCTGCTGTATCTCCCGCAAATTGAGGCGGTAATTTTCCTTCTTTATATAAAATATATCCTTTTTTAAATTCAGAAGGAAATAAATTTAACATTTTAACCCTTTGAGTTGTGTCTTTAAATGCTAAGTCAAAATATCTCATGTTGAATTCTATTGCTGGACGTCCATTGACAATAAATCTTGAACGACAATAGTTTACAGGTAATTCTTGAACAGTAATTCTTTTTGAAGTTGGTATTAAATAACCATAATAGCATCCATTTTTAACAACTTTTAATGCTATTTCTCCAAAAAGTCTTTTTAATTCAGAATTATCTAAATATAATAAGATTTTGTAGAAATCTGTTAATGCAGTATTTTTATCTTTATCATTAGCTACCTCATCATTTATGTATGGAGTAACCATTCAGTCATATCTATACATGTAAGCCATATATTTACATAATCTTGAATAAATACCGCTTGTTTCAAAATAAAATTTTGATATTTCACGCATTTCCGCATAATCGTTATCATATAGAGATTTAAGAATTGCTTCTCTTCTAGCTAATCTTTTATCAACCTTTTGAAAATTACCTAGATCTAAAATAGCATCCTCTAATGTTTTTGCTCCAACTTTGATTTTTGAAAAATCAACTGGAGTAAAACTATTTTGAGCTTCAGAACTACTGGCGCTATCAACAAAAGACATTTTAAAGCCTTTCTTTTTTATTTCTTCTTTTCTATTTATCAAGATAGACACCTCACTTTTCTTAATCTCTTATTCTAGTATATCATAATTTTTATTTAGTGTCAAATTTTAATATCCACCTTTTGCATAATATAAATTCATAATATAATCATAATCTATTCTACCTTCAACAGTATAAGGTATTTCTAATAATATAATTCCATGTTTTTGACAATATTCTTTCTTTTTCATATCATTATATTGTTGTTTGCGGAGTCCGGTATAGCCACCAAACTTACTTTTTGGAGAATAATGTTGTATACCTTGGTATTCAATTAAGAATTCTAAATTATGGTCATCATCAAAAACAGCAAAATCAAATCTTAATGGACGCCCGCTTGTACTAATTAAATCTGGAAAAGAATATTCCTCTTCAAAAACTAAACCAGCATCCTGAAGAACTTCTTCAATTTTTATTTCTCCTCTACTTGCTCTCATGTATACCTCCATTTCCGCAGATATGATCGACATACTAAAATATTTCTATATTTATATTAATATTTTAGCATCTCGATCAGTTATTTTTGTCCAAATGTTTTTTTAACTTCCTGAGTAAAAAACCATTTCCGCAATATTTCTTTTCTTTCTTTTCTTTTTTCTATCTTCTTCTTGTTTTACATAATACATTCCATATTCAAAAGCAGAAAATTTATCTTTTTTAATTCCTTTATTAGATTGTTTTAAAATAATATTAGTACCTTCATTTTCCTCAACTAGATTTAACATTTGGTCTTTTAAAATAGTAGTTTGAGTAAATGGCATAAGCTCTTCCGCCCTTTTATCTGGTGTCATGTTTTGTCCAACTTTTGTAGACATAAGTTTTGTTTTTGCTTGATTCTCATCAATTAAAAATCTAACTTTTCCACTATACATTTGAGTTTGGACATAAGTATGAGCTTCGGTATTAATTGCTGCATTAGCTTTAATTAAATACATAGCATCATTTTCAACATCAGGTCCTTTAATTTTTTTATAAGGTTCAATAATATCTTCAGAAGTTCCTCCAGATACACCAAATGCTGGTAAAGCATCTCCTGTTTCTGGATCTATTTGAGCTTTAGTCATGAAATCTACTAACCCTGCTCCTAAACCATTCGCATCGATTATTGCTTGTCTTGCTTTATATTTATAATACAACTTTTTTATATTAATAGCTTGAACTTCAAAGTCCTCTGCTTCATAAGGATATATATTAACAATAGCCTTAAGTGCAGGTCCTTGTGGTTGTGGAGTAACTTTAATAATTACAACTTCGGTAGTACATTTAAAACGTCCAACATCGACTCCAAGCACATAATATTGTGCTTTACTGTTGCGGCCGCTAGCTTCTCTCTCAGGCTGAAGTAATACACGATGTTGATCAAACTTCTCTGCAGAGAAGAACGCGTTTTCCGCATCTCCGCTTCATTCTGATTCGTACTCTCTTGAAAATGAAGCATCATTATAAGTACCGTCTAGTTTTAAACCTTGAATAAAGTTTTTAGGTTGTAATCCTTCCATAACTGGAATTCTTCAAGTCCCTCCAAGCATTATAGCTTCTTCAGGATGAATTATTTGTTGAATTAAAATTTGAATTAATTTATCATATGAGAATGAATTTTTCCAACCTGCAGTTGTAACATAAATTTGAGATTTGTTTGCAACTTCTTCTTCATGTCTTGAGCCATCAGAAAGACGTCTATCTACAACCATAGTTGGAAGAATAACTTCATTTAATTGTTGTTGGTCGATCAAGATAACCTCTTCCATCAAACCTCCAGTAGCACGCTTACCACGGGAACTTTGTTGTGCGGCCATGATATCTAGTTTACTACCATTTTTAAATATATAAGTTACCTCATTTTTAGAAGCTTTTGAAGCTCCTCTTGACCAATCTATTTCATTTTTTAATCCAGGAATAAGTTTAACCAATTCCTCTGCTTTTTCTCTTGCGATTCCCGCAGCTTGTTCCTTACCACCAGTAGTAACAAAGAAATGAGCTCCAGGATATAAAACGCAACGCAACATTAAAACTAATATTGCTAAAAATGATTTAGAGTAACCACGGGGAAATGTCGCATAAGTATATTTATGACGCATTGCCGCCCTTAAAAATATTCTTTGATAAAAGTAAAGTTGAAAATTTTCAGGATTGTTACCAAGTAAAAATTCAACAAACATATCAGGATACTCACGTCAATAAGCAACATATTGTCTTATAACAGGAATTTGCGCTTTTATACGTTCTTCAGATAAACCTATTTTACCATTTGTCCTAGATGAAGATAATTCTAATAAATTTGATAAAGCCATTATTCATCACCCAATATTTCTTCATCTAATTGCTTTTGTTCTTCAATTGCATTATGATATTCTTCAAAGTCATTATCATCTAATTCAACATCTTGGTCAAAACTTTCTTCCATTTCCTTTTGAATTTGAATTTTCTTTAATGCATCTTCTATTTGTTGACCAAAACCTAAATCTTGAGTAACTAATTTTTTAACATAATCATTCATATCTTTTAAGGTTGCATCTACTTTATCTTGCGGAACATCTGTTACATATCTAGGTATAAAACCTTCTCTTTCACACATTGAAATCAATTCACCAACAGAATCTACATATTCATCTTTATCCTCTTTATTCTGAGCTGCGGTGAATTTAGCTGTTTTTCTTAAGCTTTCACTTACTTTGGAAATTTTTTGAAATCCTTCTATATCTCCGCTATCTAAATATTGATTCATCTTTAAATTTGTTTTGCAAATTAAAATTAAAGTATTTGTAGTATCCGCATCTTGAATATCAAAGGACTCAGTCATTTCTTTATAAGTTTTTTCTAACTCAATCCATTCCGCAGGTTTATATAATCTTCCTCATTTCATAGCAAGATATTTCTTATCATCTTCTGTAAGCTCTTCTCCTAAGTCAATTAAATCTTCTTCAGGCATGAAATCGCTTCCATCACCATAAGGATTATCAGCCATATCCATAACAATAGGTTGAGCATATAATTGTTCTTGATTTTGAGCTGATGTACTTACCAATGTTCTATACTGAGATTCATTTATTTCTCCATTTTCTAGCTGCTCTCTTAAATGCTCTTCATATTTTTCTCTTTCAACTTCAACCGCTTTTTTCTTTTCGGCGTTTATTGCTTGTAATTTTTCTGAATCTTCTCATCCATAAGATTTTCATTGTTTTAATTTCATTTTAGATAAATACTTTCCAAATACTGACATTCCATCTAAAGCTTTTCCTTTTTGTCTTGCAGTTTCAAAAGCTCTATCTCTTAAAACATTTCATTCTTCAGGAACATAAGGTAAATCCATATCTTTTAAAATTCATAAAAATGTATCTGGCTCATAATTATTAATATGCATTGTTAAACATTTTTTACATAAATCCATACGAGTCCCATTTTTACGAAGATAAAATTGTGCTGTTTCATCCATAACTTTTCCGCACTTTTGACATGCTTTTAAATTACCCATTAAATTCAACTCCTTTCATACTATTTAACTTCTTTATTCTTTTTATTTCTACAATGTTTGCAAATAGAATAAAAACCATCTTTAGAAGTATTATTCTTTGAAAAAAATCTATTATGAGCTAATTTAACTTCTCCACATCTTGAACATCTTTTTCATTTACCATATTCTTCATAGGTATAATGTCATATTAAATATTCCTCTTTTGCTTTTTCAGATAGCATTTTAGGAATTTTATTACGTCATAATGAAGATAAATATTCAACGGTATAAGTAATGTCAAATTCATCTTTTAATAATTCTTGTATTTCCGCATTTGATTTACCATCAATTTTATAAATTAATAATTTATAATAGAGCGGAAATTCATCTCTTAATGTTTTTTCAATTAAATTATCTAAATCTTGCATTAAATACCAGAAATCCCAAGAAAATTTTCCTCAACAATCTTGTTTTAAAGCAGAATAATTACAAAGTAAAGCACATACATGAGATGGATTAAAGAAAGTTACTGCACAATTACTGACAGGCTCTCCATTTTCATCTATTGTAATATGTTCACTTAAACTTATTTTTGTCAAGTTTTTAACTGTTGTTCCTAAACTTCCCATTGCAGGTTTGTAAGAATCTTTAATAACATATTGCTCTTGATGCATTTCTATTAACCATTTTTTTATTTTATATCTTCTTTTTCCTGTGGCTTTTTTTTCTTCTTCTTCTAATATTTTAATTGATTCTTTTATATCTCTTAATGCTTTTATTTCTTTTAAGTCTTTTTCAGTTATTTCTTTTTTATGTGTTAACAATACATTCTTATCGTTATCAATAGCCATACGCCAAAGTCCATCTTCGCCATTTTCTAAAGAATCTACGATTTTTTGCATTGATGTTTCTCTTTTATTAATAGTTACCATTCTATTTTCAGTTAAAATTAATTTTTCTTTTTTTTCTTCTGGAGTCATTGCGGAAACAATATAATTTGATAAAATTTCTATATATTTTTCATTTTTTAATTGTTCTTTTGATAAAGTAGGTAATAATTCATCAACAAACTTAGTGCGCTCTTCCGCAGTCTTTAATGAATAATCTAATTTTTTATGTTGAACTACTTCTTCTATTCTTTCTGTTTCCGTAAGAATCATCTCCTTTCTTGATTTTTCTTACTTATATTCTATCATAAAAATTTATTTTTGTCAAGCTCGATTTAAAAAACATTATTTGATTTTAACCAAAAAATATAATATAATATTTATGTAAGAAAAATAAATAAAAAGAAAAAGAGTGTGATATTATATGTATGCTTTTCAATTATTAGAAAGTAAAATGTATCAAGATAAAAATAGTTCAAAAATATTATATATATTTCCAAATACATCAATAATGATAAGATATAAAATATATCATCATATTAAAGAAGAAAAGGATTACTATGTCACAATAGATAATATGATAAGTCATCCAGGTATATTAACAGGTATGCGTTTTAAAGAATATATTATAGTAAAGGAAGAGGATTTAAATGACTAATTTAGAAAAAGAAAATAAGGCATTAAGGCAGTTGCTGATATGAGCTGAAGAATGTGGATTTGGATTTGATAATATTGGTGAATGAGAATATGATATAGATAATTATTATGAAAACACAAAAGATATGGATTATATAGATAGTTTAATTTGGTATGCGGAAAGGTGGTTAGAAAAGTATGGACAAGATTAAAGATCGTAAAGCGGCTATTTCCGCAAGGGTAAAAGAACATTATGATTACTTGATTGCCGCAGGATATGAAGTAGTATTTACTGCACTTCAAGGTAGCCAAAATTATGGTTTAGATGAATATAGTGATGAATATCAAAGTGATGTTGATACTAAAAGTATTATTTTACCATCTCTTGATGATTTTATTAGAGCTAAGCAACCCATTTCCGCAGTAGAAATTATGGATAATAATGAACATGCTGAGGTAAAGGATATCCGCGTAATGTTTGAAATGTTTAAAAAAGAAAATATTAGTTATATTGAGTTATTGTATAGTGACTACATTGTGTTTAATCCTAAATATAAAAAATTAATTGAACCAATTTTTGAACAACGAGATGAAATTGCTACAGCAAATGTTGATGCATTTTTAAAATGTATTGCAGGAATGGCTTATCAAAAAGATAAAGCTCTTTGTCATCTTTATCCAGGAATCATTGAAAAGATTAAAAGATATGGATATGATGGTAAACAGTTGAGTCATTGCGCAAGATTGTTAATATATATTACAGATTTCATTATAGGGAAACCTATTGCAGAGTGTTATAAACCTGCAGAAATATATAAATTAACTTTAATGAATTATAAAAAACAACTTGATGAGAATGGAGCGGAAATGTCGGTTGATGTAGCACGTAACCGCAGCGCCACATATTTAGAACAAATTAAAAATATAAAAGATAGTTTCATTGTAAATAACGATTACGAGATTAATAGGAGCGTTGAGGTATTTTTAGATGAAATCAAAGCTAAGATACTAAAATTTAAAATCACAGAAGATGTTTGTTTTGATATTATTGAACAATTTAAAAGATTGAGTAATAATATGATTCATCCAGATGATGAGTTTAAGAAGGTGGAGGTCGCAGCTATTGATAAATTAAAGGTGCAACCGCAAGATAATATTTTTGATTATTATAAGGAGGATAAAGATGAGACGAAGAGTTAGAATGCCAAAGAGCTTATTACCTAAACCAAGTAAGATAATTAAAAGGGGCATTTATGAAATGGTAAGCGCGGCAACTGGAGGAAATACAAAACCGCGTGATTATGGAAAAAGGATAGAAAAGGGGAAGTATTAATATGGAATATATACAATTACAGAAAAAAGATTTTTTTAAAGTACTTAGCAAAGTAACAGATAGAAAACTTACTGTTGTAGGTTTATATATCGAAAATGATGAAATAGTAAAATATGAAATTCGTGGAGAGGGAGATTGGTATATAAATCGTTTTATAAAGGTAAAAAATGATAAACTTATTACTCAAGAAGAATTCAATGAATTAAAACAAAGAGTTAAACAATTAGAAGAACAAATAAATAAAAAAACTATAGCTATTCATGTTCATAATATAGAAATATAAAATTACTTATCGAAATGTAAAAAATATTTGGAAGGTGAGAGGTCGTGGTAAAACTCTTTTTCAAAATTAATTTAAAATTTATCACAAAACACTACCCCCACCTAGTCAATTTCTAAAAGCGACAGTCTGCGAAAATAAAGGCGGACATCGACGCTCGATAAAAAATTTTGTTAACAAATAATTTATTAACTAAAAATTAATTAGTATTTAAAATTAAAATTACTTTTTAGTTAATTCATTTTTAAATACAAAGTTAATAAAAAAGTAATTATTAAATTACTTTTTATTTTCTCAAATCATTACTTGTTATGAATGTATCTAACTCAAGGTCTTTGATAAGCCAAATGTCATCACTGTCAATGCCTTTTTCAAAACTATTTAATTCAACAGCCATTTTAACTACAAAATTAAAACTTGTATAAACTTTGCTACTTATTTCTATTATTTTACCATCTCTAACTCTTGTTAATAAATAAACTTTTGTCATTGTTATCAACTCTCTTTCTACATTATAATTATAACATAATTCAAAACAAAAAGTCAATAGTTTATTTAAAAAATTTTTTAATTTTTATTTAGTGGGTAAAAAATAAAATGAATAAAAAAAATAAATATTTTAATAAAAACTATTGACAACTAAAAGCAAAAGTAGTATAATTATTATAGAAAGTTAAGAAAAGAGGAAAGAAAAATGGAAAAAGAAATTAAAAATTTTATAAACGAATGGAAAGAGAGTTATCCTTCAACTGTTAAAAAAATAATTAGTATAATAAAGAAAAAAGATAAAGAACAGTTAAAACAATTTTTTGAACAAGAGGAACGTTATTGTTTTACAAACTGTTGTGAATCATGTATTGATGACTATTGGTCTGATTTAAAATGGTTAAAACAAGACGCAATGAATATTTTAAATACTATCGGTTAATCAATAGTATTTAAAATATTCACTATTAATATAATTATTAAAATATTAATAAAAAAGTATTGACAAACATAATCAAAAGTGATATAATTATTATAGAAAAAAGAAAAGGAATGATAAAAATGGGATACATAGTTAAAATGAATAATCAATACATGAATAGTTTTAAAGATTATACTGATGCTTGTGAATTAAGAGATAGACTACAAAGACAATTTAAAAAAGCAATAGTAGAAATTGAACCAATTTATTAAAAACTATTGACAATATAGTTTGAATATGATATAATTATTATAGAAATGAGGAAGCCAAACCTCAAGGAAAGGGAGATGATTAATATGGCAAAAAGAAAAGTTAATGGAGTTCAAAAGGTTACAGTAGACAAAAATGCAGCACAATTCATGAGAACTGCAGCAAATCTTGCAAGAAAAGGCAAAACTAACAAGAAGTTAAATGGTAGAAATGCTAATCTAAAAGCCAAGAAATATGCTATTGCATAGGCTTTTTTTATTTACTGCGGGTTTACATGTCAAGTAAGTGTAAAGTGCGCGGGCCGCTTACAATCGCAGCGGCGCCGCATTTTACATAAAGTTTACATGTCAAGTATTTGTCAAGCGAAATTTTGTTTGCTTTACACTTAGTTGACATCCCAAAACTTTTTAAAAAAATTTTTAAAAAAGCATTGACTTATTTTTGGTTTAGGTGTATAATTATTATAGAAAGTTAAGGAAAGTGATAAAAATGAAAAAGAAAAAATTAAAAACTCGTGATACTTGGATACCTCAAACTTGGGCTTATAATGGAGCAGGTTTTACTAAAAACTTAAAAAAAATAATACCAAGAAAACAAAAATATAAAAATTTTTAAAAAAAGTATTGACAAATACAAATGAAAGTAGTATAATTAATATAGAAAGTTAAAGAAAGAGGGAATTTAAAATGGAAAAAAATTATGAAGTTTGTTACTCTGCTACTGTTGATTATCTTCGTTGGACTTGTCCAAAATGTGATACTGAAAATGAACGTTCTGGTGATGAAGAAATATTTGACACTTGCTGTTCTAATTGTGGTTATGATTTAGAAAATGATTTTACTGTTCCACAAGTAATGGACGACGTAGAAACTGCGACTTGCTATGATGACGAAGATTAAAAAATTTTTAAAAAACTATTGACAAAAATAATCAATAGTAGTATAATTATTATAGAGATAAGGAAAGAGGGAGATATAATGATTACAAAAAAAATATTCGTTGAAATCTTAGGTATATTAGAAAATGATGGTTGTATTGATGATTTTCAATTTTATAAAAATGAAAATATAATTAAAGTTTATTCTGATAGAGATGATGCGATTTATCATTTTGATAAAAATGATAACTTAATAGACCCACAAATATTTGAAATACAAAAGAATATTGAGAAATTAGAAAAACAAAAAAAAGATTTAGAAAATAAATTAAATCTATTGACAAATAAATTAGATAGTGATATAATTATTATAGAAAGTTAAGGAAAGGGAGAGTGATAATTATGGCTAAATCAATGACACCAGCAAAAAGACACGCAATACGTGCAATGTATGAGGCAAAAGACCAAGCAAAAAGAAATGAGAGATTAGGTCTTAAACCAAAATTTATAAATAAAGGAAAAAAGAAAAAATGATTTTCCTTACCTCTCGTGATAAGTTATTTTAAAAAGATAATTTATCAGGGGTGGTAAAGAAATTTACTTGAGAGTGCAAGTCTCTCTGCTCGTTCTAAAAGACGGCATGGCGGAAATAGTAAACGCAGCCCAAACTCTTTCTCACTGTTCTCAATAGATAAGTAAAGTGAATTAATAAAAAGGCTAGTTGCAAATAGTCTTTTTATTTTACACATTAGTTTACATGTAAACTAAATGTCAAGCGGCGCGTGTATGATGGTGTGGCGCCGAGTTTACACAAGATTTACATGTCAAGATTCTGTCAAATGAAAAATGATACACGTGGCGGCGTTGCCGCATCCCAAAACTAAACGAAAAAAATAAAAAAATTTTTAAAAAACTATTGACTTTTTATTCCAAATATGAGATAATTATAATGTAAGAGAAAGAGAGAGATATTTATGGTATTATATTTACAAGCAAATTCAAATGGAACATTCGCAATTGCACAAAAAAATGATTTTAAAAGTGAGTTGTTTCCATGCGACTATTATGTACTATTAGATAATATTAGTAAAGATATGACATACAAAGCACTTGCTAGTCTAGTAGTTGAGAAATTCGGTTGTAAAAAGTTAGTTCTTGACTTTTAACAACCGAGTTGTTAAAAAATTAAAAAAATGTTAAAAAAGTATTGACTTAATTTATCTATTATGATATAATTATTATAGAAATGAGGGAATAGTATGGAACAATTACAATTATTCAATGATAAAGAATATTTAGATACTTCTATTGAATTAAAAAATATGATTAAAACTGTTATTGAAAAATATGAAGATGAAAACAGTTGGCTTTATAATAATACTGAAATGATAATTGAATTTATAAAAATGATAATAAATTATTAAAAAAGTATTGACAAACAAAACTAGAAATGATATAATAATAATGTAATCAATAAGGAAAGGGAATGATTAATAATGATTAAAAAAATTGATTTAAAAAAACAAAAATATATAATGTTTATAGACGTTGAGACAATAGGTAGTCTATATGTAAGTGAAAGTGTGTTACCTTTTGAAATAGGTATGAAAGTAGTAGATATTGAAAATTTGAAAATTGTTAAAGAAAAAAGTTACTTAGTAAGAAAATTCTTTAATAATAAATATATAATGTTATCAACATTTAGTGCTACAAAATATCCAGAGTATTTAAAGAAAATTGAAACTGATAAAAGATATAAGTTAATGAGTGTTAACGATATATCAAAAGATATTGAAAAAATTGCTCAAAGATACAATATAAAAGTTATGACTGCTCATAATGGAAATTTTGACAAAACTGCTATGGCTAGATTATTTGATGACTTTGGAGTTGATAATCCATTTGAAAATATAGATTTACTTGATACACTTGAATTATCAAAAGTTATAACATTTTCAAAAGATTATGCAAACTATTGTATCGCTCATAAAGATAGATTAAATGATATGAAAGAAAGTTGTTTTATAACTAATAGTGGTAGAGTTAGAGTCACTGCTCAAGCAATATACTGTTATATTACAAACAATAGTCAATTTCAAGAGGCTCATACTGGACTAGAAGACATAGACATTGAAATTGAAATTTTCAAAAAATCACTTGAATTATTAGGAAATACAATAGTAAATTTGAACACTGCTCCAACTTGGAGAGATTATTCAAAAGTAATTGAAGAAGATTAAAAAAATCTTCTTCAATTATAAAAAATCTATTGACAATAATATTATAATATGATATAATTATAATGTAAATAAGAAAAGGAAAGGTGTGTTTAAAATGACAAATTTAGAAAAAATTATTAAAGTATTTGACGAGGTTGGTATTGACTATGAAAGATTATCTGATAAGGAAATAACTATCCCATGCATTTGTGATATAAACAATAATAAAAAAACAAAAAAGGACAGTTATAACTATACCTATGAAGAGTGGTTAAAAGAATATAAAACAACTAATGATGGGTCAATGGTTTTATGTGATGATTGTCAAACTTTTGCAATAAAGTTGTATGACCATGAAAATTTTATTAATGTAATTGGTATGATTGATAAAGATATATTAGATAATGACGAAGAAGATTAAAAAATCTTCTTTTTTCTTGCGGGAGTCGGTGTTTCCGCCCTTTATTCGTGAAAAAATATTGACAAGTCTAAAAATTTTTGATATAATATAGATGTAAAAATAAAAATAGAGAGAAAGGATGAAAGAAACGTTATGACAGTTTATGTTTTAATCACTAGTGATGAAACAATAAGTGGCGTTTATTCTAGTAAAGATAAGTTAATCTCAGATTTAACTACTACTTTTGCGGCAACCGCAATTCATAGAGTAGAGACTTGAGAGGTTGACAAAGGCTTTATAGATTATTTAAAAGTTAGTAAACAAACAACGGTCACTATTGAAAACTAGTGAACACCTGTTCGCACTTGTCGTAAGACATCGTGCGGGTGTCGTTTCCACACAAGCCAGACCTCTTCGGAATAAATTTAGACAAAATTCGCATTGCCGCGGATTTTTTATTTTGCCCAAAA